CAATAATGTTTTAATGCCTCTTTACCTTTATTGTGATGGTTATGACTCGGGGTTCCCTGATGGTTGCTATTTAGCCCCTGGATTTGCTTTGCAGTCCGAAAACGAATTTACGGTTGGAAGTGATACATATATTGTTTTTCAAAATTGTTATAGGACCACTTATTCCGATTTTATGGCTATCAAGGAGGCTTAATGATTTTTAATAAATACCAATTTACAAATATAGCGACGCCTTTGGCGGTTTTGCAGAATATAGCCAACAGCGTTGTTTTGAATGGTTGGACAATAGATAAATTTGATAGCACAAATTTAGAGCTTTATATACACTCTACGGGTAATGGAAGCCAAAATTTGTATTATTCGATGAAGTATATTTATTATACTGGGTCGTATGGAAATTATTACTCTTTACAAATATACGGCAATTTGGGTTTTAATGGAAGCTTAGCGTATAATGCCCAACCTGGAAAGTTTACCTCTGGTTATGATACCAACAATACTTATAGTAACCCAGCACAACTTCCTTATATGACGCAATGGGTTTTTGCTAATCAAAGCGGGATTTTAGTATTTTTAGATGGCAATTTTAATATTACTATAGGCGCATCACCTTTAACAGGTAGATGGATTGTTCCGATTTTTATGGGCTCTATAGAGAGCTATAAAAGTGGAGAAACAGAGGGCAATGTCCTTATAACATCAAAATATGTGAGCGTTATGTATAGCCCTGTTGTTTTTTGTATTTGGAGCGGTGCTAATGACGGAACAAACAGTTCGGGTGATTTATATTATTTAGGGGCAGGGCGCACTAAAGGGGCAATGAATTCTACAGTTTCTATATTTAGAGCATCTTACTCGGGTGTTGCAACAAGCAATTTGCAAAGCAAAGGTTTTTCTTATAATACGGCGGTTAAAATGAGTTCTTATACAAATAAAGCACCAATAATTAAGCCGATTATATCTTTGTCCTATTCTGTTAGTGGTTATAATTACTTTCACCCAATAGGCGAGTTGCCCTATTATGCAACGGCGGGCTATCCCTATTTTCTACCAGGCGACACGACTTATTATGGGCAGAGAAAGTTTACAATTGTCGAAATGGGCGATTATCAGTCCCCTTATGGCGTAGCAATAGAAACGGGTAATTAATGGCATATATTTTCCCTATTTTTGAAAGTTTTATTATACCAGCACCAGAGTGGCCTGAAAGAGATTTAAATTACTTTCCTACAACGGTCAATGTAGCAATAGATTTATTAAAAGACCAAGAGCCTATCCTTTTAACCCACTTTACATATAACGATTTAGTAATTGGTGGAGCAAAAAGAAGCGGGCTAAAGGCTTCTGATATGTATGATATTTTCTACAACCAAATTTGGCTGTCTTTAACTAATATAAGTGCGGGCCTTGTGCCTACGGACCAATATTATAATTTTTATATTTGGAATGCCTACACCCAAAAGGTTAATCTATCCCAAATACAAAACAATTCTCTTGATGGAATAAGTTTCTCAACCGATATAACTGGAGCGTATAACCCATTAGTTCAAAAAAGCACTGTAATAAAAATCCAAGCGGTAAACGGCCAGCCTGTAATAAACGGCAGTTTTGGTTTTATTTTTGATGTTGGCGGAAACTATAATTTATTTATAACGGGTTTAAGAATAGCCACATTACCTTTGGTGCATATTATCCCTGATAGTTTTGAATTTACTTTATCTTATGCCTTAGTTAATGCCGTAAATATGTTTCTTAAAGAGCAAAGGCGAAATTTAGTCGATACACCACTGAGGGGTTATAAAGCAAAAGCCTTTGTCGATGATATGTCTTACGGCACGGCAAGAACGAGTTTAGACCAACACGGGGGCAAGTTGTTTGCGGTTTCGATACCATTTGAAAAAGTAACCCCTGTAGCGAGCAATTTAAGCGGGCTATCGTCAATAGTAGTAAACGAAGATATATCCAAATATACCGAAATTACCACTTGTCCTTTAATAGTAGTTTACCAAAAAAGCACCCAAGTTGCCTATTGTTTGGAAGTGGCTTCGGTAGACACAACTAATAAAGCAATAACTTTGCAATATCCAGCCACGAGTAATTTACCCGCCAATGATATAGAGATTTACCCAGCTTTTTATGGAGTAATAAATAATATAACCCAAGACGGAAAATCGGGCAAGTTTGCAATGATAGATTTTGAGGCTAAAGAGGTGTTTATCTAATGCAATCTATAACGGGATTAAATACCTTAAGCACTATATTTGTTTACCCCCAACCTGATTTAGATAATTATAAAGTGGAGTATTTAGACAATGGCGACTTTGTTTCTTTTGCGGGGACGAGAACGATTGGTTACCCTTATACCCCTGTATCTCTAAGAAAAATAACGGCTTCTTATACCTTTAAAACAAGAACGGATTTTCAAACATTAAATTCTTTTTATAAGTTTACCAATGGGCAGTTGTCGAGGTTTTGGCTTGCTTGTTGGAGCCAAGAGTTCTCTTTAGCTGTGAATGCGAATTTAAATGACCCCTATTTAATGGTTAATTTTTCGCAGTTAACGGCTAAAAATGACCCCAATCTAAGAATATTTATAACAACAAAAGCGGGCGATTTGATTGTAAGAAAAGTAACTTCTTACGAAGTAGAGACGACGGGCTATGAAAGATTAATGCTTGACACGGCAATGCCCATAGGATTAAATATAACTGATATAAGTTTTTTTGGTAGGCTAATCTTGGCAAGGCACGCGAGCGATTTTGTTGTAAAAATACAAAAGGCGGATGGCGAAGATATGATGGGCCAGGTTAGCTTAGTATACCAAGAAGTTCCTTACGAATATTCGGAGGTCTAATGGCGTATAATAATGATATTGTGCAAACTCAATTACCTACTTTTGCAGAGCTTTATGATTTTTATTTCCCCCAATATGCGATAAATGTAACAAATTACCCCAAGAATATTACCTACAATAACACGACCTATATAGCAACGGTAATGCAAAGAAGCGAATTTACCGCAGAGAAAGGCAATAAAAGAGAGGTTACAATTACATTTGCGACTAAAGAGTCGAGCTCTTTAGATTTTTTAGTTGTAAATGTGCCACGTATTAGATTAGTTTTAAGGCGGTTATTTTTGTCCACCCAGAGTATAAAAACTCTTTTTGTAGGCGAGGGCGAGGCTGTAGGTGTTGAGGGAAGGACTATAACTTTTAAGGCAGAAGATATTTTAATGCTTAACCAAACTTTAGTGCCTCAGATAGTATATTCGGCCTATTGTAATGCAACCTTGTATGATGGTTATTGCGGAGTGTTAAATACTAACTTTAGAGATGTAACGACGGTTTCGGCGAGTGGTTCGGTGATAAAAGCGTCTATATTTGGTTCTAAGCCCGCAGATTGGTATACCTACGGCTACGTGGAGTATAATGGTAAATACAGAATGATAACGAAACACGACCAGCCAAATAGCCAATGTTTTCTCCATATGCCTTTTGATGATAATATTGACGGCCAGCAAGTTATAGTTTATGCGGGCTGTGATAAAACACCCGCGACTTGTAAGAATAAATTTAATAACCTTGCAAGATTTAAGGGGTTTCCATATATACCTACTAAAAACCCCGTAATGTGGGGCTTCAAATGAGATATTTTTTTAATAATGACGAAGAATGGGCAAAGTTTAAAAGCGAGCTTCTTAGCTGGGTTGGGACGCCTTATCGACACCTTTGGGGCGCAAAAGGGCGAGGGACCGATTGTAACCAATTTGTCGGGAATGCACTAACCCAAGCAGGTATTTTAGACGGCTACAAATTCGATATATATTCCCCTGAGTGGTATATACACCTTGATAAAGAGATTATTTACGACTATATAATGTATAATAAAAGGTTTTTAAAAGGTGGTTTAGATTTTATTGAGATTGAGCCTGACAATTTATATAGGGGCGATTATTTGCTTTTTGCTTACCACTCACCTAAAAAGTTAATGAATCACGTCGGGGTTTTTTTAGATAATAACGAATTTATCCACAGTGCACCAGAAAGGGGCGTAATAGTGTCTGAATTGAGCGAGCATTGGAAGAAGCACCTTAAAAAAGTGCTTAGATTGGTGGAGCTGTAATGGGTTTCGCGGTTATCTTGGGTGCCTTTATAACGGGTGGGCTAACTTGGGCTTTATCTGGCAGTTTAATATTGGGTTTAGTAATGGTTGGGCTAACCCTAATTTCTTCTATTTTTACCCCTAAGCCAACAATGAATATGAAGCCCGCAAGTTTTGCCGATTTCCAAGTAACCCAAACAAATGAAGGGCAACCCGTGCCTTTGACCTATGGAATAGTAAATATCCCTGGTAATATTATATTTTACGGCAACCTTTACACTGTCGAAGAGAAGCAAAAGGCGGGCGGTAAAGGTGGCGGGGGGGGTGATGTAGTAACGGGATACAAGTATTATATGGACGTTTGGCAGGGCATAGCACAAGGCAAGATTAATTTAATAACTATGTATGAAGATTCAGATACCACAAAAGGCGTCTCGAGCCTTTATCAAAAGTTTAATGATGGCACTAATGGAGTTTACCCAACAACGGCTGACGCTCCACAGCTAACATATGCTTCGTCTATACCTGGAGTGGCGCATATATTTTTTAAGAGGTTATATTGTGGAGAAAATAAAACTTATGTGCCTACCATAAATTTTAAAATCCAAAAGGTTTTGTCTACGGGATTAAGGCACGAAAATATGTCTAATGGCTCTAACCCAGCAGGGGCGGTATATGACTTACTTGTGAATATAGCGGGACTGAACCCAAACGATGTTAATTACGATAATTTTAATCAGGCCTCAGATTATTACTATAGCAAGGGGTGGGGCATTAATTATGTTATATCTTCTTCTACACAAGCTAAAGAGGGCGCTAATAAGATTTTAGAGTTTGTCGATAGCTATTTAGATTATGATTCTGACGGCAAAATAGTTATTAAGATATTTAGACCTGACGATACCCCAGTAGGGACCATACAAGACGATTGGATAAGTTTCTCTTTAGCAAAGCCCAGTTGGAACACAATCTACAACCAATTTGTTGGCAATTACGTAGACAATGGAGTAACGAGAACACTAATTCTTGAGAACCCAGCAACCCAATTATTAGCGGGAATGAAGGTGCGCCAAGAGATAGATTTGACGGCTTTTATAGACCAAACGACAGCGATGTCGAGATTGTCTGAATTTATGAAGCAAGGCAGTTACCCAAGAATGACCTTAAATTTAAAATTACCGATAAAATATGCGATGTATTCTATTGGCGATGTTTTAACAGTAATAAATTCCGATATTGGCTTAAATGGTAATTTTAGAATTCTTTCGATAAGCGAGCCAGCGATTGATAGCAATGAAATAACAATGCAACTTTTGGAGCAGACCGAAGCCCAAATGGATACTAACTTTTTAGATGTTGGCGGGACCGAATGGGTGCAACCTACCTTTACGGCTACTCCCTTAACCCATATTAAGATTGTAGAGTTAGATTATATAAGCGGATTGTCTAACCCAGCACTTTTAATTCTTGCTAATAAAGAAATGGGCTATGAAACAGGTTTTGCAGTCTATGGAAGCACAGACGGTTCTAATTATGAGTTGCTAACCACTTGCAGTTCTTGGGCTACGGCTGGAGTTTTAGACGGGCCGTATAGCTCCAATACCTATGATATAGACTCCAACGGGTTATTGTTTACACCTTATAAAGAGTTTTATACTTATGCAAGCACGGATATGACGGGGCTGTTTACACAAAAAAGGGTTTTGGTAGTGGATAATGAGATAATGGCTTTTCAAAACCTTAACCCTTATGGGACCGCAGATTATAGCATTACGGGAATAATAAGGGGGCTTTTATGGACCACAAAAGCAGACCACAGTAATGGAGCCCAAGCGTGGATTAATAATGTCGGAGACAACATTTTAAGCATTCCGTATAATGTAAACACCTTTTATTTGAAAGTGGCACCAATAGTTATGAACTCTGTTTTAGATTTATCACAGGTTACAGCAATACAAGTAAATTTGACCAATAAGGCAAATATACCAATTGCTCCGCAGGCTATAGTAGCCACAAGAAGCGGGGCTAATGTAAATATTGATATATTTGCAGTAACTAAAACTAATTTAGATGGAGCGGGTTACCAAAACGCGGACACATACACTGACACCTACCCATTTTTGGTTGAGGGAAGTTTCGAGGTTACTATCGGAAGTAATGTAACGGTTTATACCACACCAAACATAGTGGTTAATAATGCGGGAGCCTTCACGGTAAGTGTAAGGCATTATAACAATGGAAAATATTCGCCGAGCAAGTCTCTATATGTTGGAGCTTCTGACGGCGTATATTCTATAAATTAAGGGGGCAAAATGGCTACACTATCACCAACGGGGTTGCAAACAGCAACCTATGGCACAACGGGTTGGAATAATATATATTCTACTAACTTTCAAATGATTAATGATTTTTTTAATAGATTTAATTTGTCTCTAAACCAAATAACCTTTTCGAGCAATATTACGGTTGATTGGAGCAAGAGCGACTCCCAAATAGTAACATTGACGGGAAACGCAACGATAAACTTTACCAATGGGCGAGCGGGCGGAAAGTGTATTCTATTAATAAAGCAAGATTCTACGGGCGGGCGAGTAATAACTTGGGGCAGTAATATTGCAAATGGTTTCCAGCCCTTAACGACGGCAAATTCCCTGACAGCTATGATATTTGTCTACGATAGTGTAGATTCTAAATATATAGGGCTTGGTGGTGGCCCAACAAGTATACCGATAGTGAATCTTTCTGTTTCTGGAGACGCAACGGGCACGGTTGTTTTTGACGAAAGTAAAGATGTAACCATACCGATAACCTTAGCTAATTCTGGCGTAACGGCTGGAACGTATGGCAGTGCAACCCAAGTCCCAGTGATAACATTTGACTCAAAAGGTAGGGCAACCAATATCACTTTAGCAAGCGTGGCCTCTGGTAATGCGAGTAGTTCTATTTCGGTAACGGGTAGCGACTTAACAATGAGCGGGACTACGGGGGCAGATATTACAAACGCAACTTTAGTTCCAACGGGTGTAACAGCTGGGACTTATGGAGACGGCGCAACCATACCACAAATCACAGTTGATAGCAAGGGAAGAATAACGAGCGTAACCCCTGTTGGAGTGTCGGGGTCTAGTGCGAGTAGTTCTATTTCGGTAACGGGTAGCGACTTAACAATGAGCGGTTCAACTGGAGCAAATATTACTAATGCTACTTTAGTGAATACTGGCGTAACGGCTGGAACGTATAATAATAGCAATACCCAAATAACCCCATTTACTGTAGATTCGAAGGGAAGAATAACGGCGGTTGGTAGTTTGATAACAATAACCCCCGCTTGGGCGTCTATTACGAGCAAACCAACAACTTTGGCGGGTTATGGAATTACTGACGGTGCACCAATAAACAACCCAACTTTCACTGGAACAGTTACCACACCAAATTTAACTATCACAAACATCTTAACAACATCAAGCGGTAATGTCGGAATAGGAACAACCAGCCCTAACTTTAAATTAGATGTTATCGGGATTATTTCTTCGGGGTATAATGTAGGAAACGGAGAAATAAGAAGTTATCAAAACACTGATGGCGTAAGCTATATAGCGCTAAAAACTGACGCTACAGCAAAAAAGTCTGGAATTTATAGAAATTCGGCAGGAGATTTTCCTTTTTATTATAACACAAGCACGGGCGATACCGCCATTAATGTTGTTTGGTCTGGAGCGTCGATTGTTTTTCAAATACAGGGAACAGAAAAAATGCGCATTGCAAATGGTGGCAATGTGGGCATTGGAAACACAAGCCCAGCGGAATTATTAGATGTAAGTGGCAATATAAGGCTAAGTGGAGCTTTAAAGTGTAATTTAGTAGCAAGCCTTGCGGGAACAACAGCGGGCACTATCCAATATTCTCAGTATTTGCAAGGGCAATTTAAGGCTTTGGGAATGCAAGCCAACGGTTATGAGAATAACACCACAACGGACCAGACAATAACTTTTCCTGTGTCTTTTTCCAACACGCCTGTAATAGTAACTAATACCACTGGATTAACTTTGTCTGTAACCACCACAAAACTAACTATAACGGCTCCGAATAGCACGAATACATATAGTGGCATTATAGAAATTAAAGGTTTTTAGAGGTATAAATGAAAAAAAGTATAAAAGATTATTTAAAAGGTTTTGGGTTACAAAATACAATTATTCTTATCGGTTTATTTATTTTTGCGAGTGGGATTATTGGCTTATTTTATGCACCGTTACAGTTTGTATTTAAAAAAGTTTTTTTAGTCTCTCTATGGTATTCTTTGGCTTATATTTTTAGAGTCTTAAGAATAGGACATATTGAATGGGACGCTGACGCAAGGCTAAAAGTGGCATATTATTTAACTATCTTATTAAGTAGTTCTATAATTATTGCCTTTGGCTAAAAAAAAACATATTCGTAAATGGGCCTACAAGCGTTGCAAATGATTTTTAGGTGTAATTATAAGTCTGAAGACCTAAACAAGCGTGGCGGGCCATTAGCGTAGCGATATGAGGGTTTTAATAGTTTTTCTTTTGATGTTTTCCATAGCACAGGCAGATTGCAGAGTTTTAATACCGAAAGTAAAGAATGCGAGCGAATTTGTGCTCGGAATTAACTATCCTTACCAGTTTAATTTAGGCCAAATAGAAGTTGAGACCAATTGTTTTTGGCGGACAAGCTTAGATGGAATTGGTAGCATTGGATACGCACAAATTACCCCCGCTTTTTGGGACAAGGTTCTAAAAAAGTATTTTTCTAATTGGAAGCAAAAAGATAATTTTGATTATTTTTTATCGCAAGCGTATATTATTAAAGACGCACAAGAGCGGGCCAAGATTAAAAAGTTTTGGGTTATATACCAGATATATAACCGCAGTGCTTATTATGTGAATCGTGAGGCAGTGGAAGGACGGGGCAATTGGGAAAGGGCTCTCGATGTATGCGTCGCGAAATATAACCAATCTATTTGTGTTTGGAGACAAGGCGGGGTTTGTAAACAGTGGCGGGGCAGTTGTGATATTAATTACGAATATTCTCTAAAAGTGTATGAAAAAGGTATTAAATACCAGGGGGTTAAATGCAA